ACGTTTGCTAATGCTAGAATATCTGCGTCAAGTGTTACACAACACGTTACTGGTATATCATCTACGCAATCACAAAAATTAGGTTATATAACAGTAAATGGGGCTGCAAATCTAGACACTATGCAGACTAATATATCGTCAAATGCAACCACTGCTGGTAATGCACTCCCAAAAGCTGGTGGTACAATGACAGGTAATATTGATATGGACAATAATAATCTTGTTGATGTAGGAGATTTTAATATTCCTAGCACACTAACAATACAAGCAGGTGGTGATATTACTGTTGCAGGCACAACAACATTCCAAGAAACAACTGATCATGAATCTCACAGCTCGTGGACAGATAATTCAAAAATAAGATTAGGTAGCTCAAATGATTTAGAAATATATCACGATGGTAGTGATTCTTATGTTAGTGATACAGGAACTGGTGATTTAATTTTAAAAGGTAGCAGTAATGTTAAAATAGAAAGCGCAGATGGGAAAAAGATGTTTATGGGGAATGGCTCGCAATCCTTTTTATATCATGACAATAATATAAAACTACAAACAACAAGTATAGGTGTTAATATAACAGGTAAAATTGATGCAGACTCTATTCATAGACAACCTCATTTTATATCATTTATGATTCAAGGAAATCCATTTGCAGATACACCTGGAACAAATTTTAAACTATTACCTATATCAAGTAGCGGCGGTAGTGCAGCGAATAATTTTTCATCTCCAAATACAGACGCCTATATAGTAGCACCTTATGGTGGAAGAATAAAATCACTTATTATAAGAAACGTTAGGAATACACCTACTAGTGGGCCAACAAGAATAAGAGTTTATAAAAATGGAGCTACAAGTTCAACAACTGGTTACGTCACCCCAACTGGAACAGGTGTGGGTATGTATGCTAGATGGACGTTTAGTGATACATTTAGCCAATACGATAGAATTCAAATGGCTTTTAATTCTAGTAGTAGTACAACAGATTGGAAAGATTGTACTGCAGTTTTAGAAATGCAATACGATAATTATAGTTATTAAAATTAATAAATTATGAAAGAAAATCACGAATATAATATTATAACTGATGGTGATCAAAGATATGTAAATGGAGATCTTATATTTGTACCGTACATGGAAGGCACTAATGATGAAATATATAAGCATTATATTGAAAAAGTTCTAGCATTAGATTGGAAACATTATAAACTTTATTTAACAGGGGGTATTTTACATGGCTGGAAAACAACAGATATAGATATTTGTATTACAGGTGAAGTAGACGATGACTTACCTATATTAATGGAAAAATGTCACGCTATAGGACCTATAGATATATATTACTGTTCAACTGTTGAAGATATTTTTAAAATTTCAACTGACGGAAAAGTATGGGAATTTGCAAAATCAAGGTCAGTATTAGAAGATGGTTTTACTCCATTAAGAGGCGTATGGAAAAAAGACGGTTTATTTTGGATGTCAGAAAAATTTAACGCAAAAGGAAAAACATACGATAAAGAACCTTTAGCATTAAATTAATAAAAGTAAAAATTGCGTAAAATACGTAATGATATAAACATAGTAATAACAATTAAAATTAAATTTTATGGCAAAGAAAACAGATGATTTAAAAATCACAGACGAAGAATTAAAACTAATTCAAGAACAAGTAAACGTTATCAATAATTTGCAAATGCAAATTGGTGGTTTAGAAATGCAAAAACAAATTGCAGTACTTACAGTGCAAAAGTCACAAGGTGAGTTAAGTCAATTACAAAATACACTTGAAGAAAAGTACGGTAAAGTATCTGTAAATTTAACAGATGGTACTATAAAAGAAATTGAAGAAGATGAGCCTAGTAAGGAAGATTAGTATTGGACGAGATTATAAAAATGATGCAATGCACTATGCTGTAGGTCAAGAAGTTTACGGAGGGCACACTATATGTGATATAGTTGAACAAGATGATAAATTTTCTATTTTTATTAAAAAGAAAAATGAAGTTTTACCTTGGAAAGATTTCAATAAAAATATGGCAATTGCAGTCGAATATAATTTGGAATATTAATGCAAAGTGTATTTGATTTTATAATAAAACCAAAATCCAATAGATACGACAATACCAAACAAATCGGTGATTCAGAATTACTGTTAAACACAGAAATATCAGATCACCGGTATGTTAGTCGTGTTGGAATTGTTTTAGCCACACCTAAATACGAAAAAACTGAAATTAAAACTGGTGATGAAGTAATTGTTCATCATAATGTTTTTAGAAGATGGTATGATGTATACGGTGTAGAAAAAAACAGCAGGAGTTATTATAAAGAAAACCAATACTTTGTAAAGTCAGACCAAATTTTTCTTTACAAAAGAAATAATAAATGGCATGCGCCTAAGGGTTATTGTTTTATTAAACCAATTGAATCAAATAATATATTATTAGAAAAAGAAGTTCCATTAAGAGGTATTATCAAATATGTTGATAGTGAGCTTAAAGATATAAATAAAGAAGATTTAGTTGGATTTACGCCAAGCAGTGAATATGAATTTATTGTTGATGGCGAAAGATTATATAGAGTATTAACTAATTCAATATCTATTAAGTATGAACGTCAAGGAAACGAAAAAGAATATAATCCAAGCTGGGCATAAAGCAGTTGAAGAACTGATTAAAGTTGCTAAAGAAAGAATTGTTGATTCGGATGATGATGTTTCAGCAGATAGATTAAAGAATGCAGCGGCAACAAAAAAGCTAGCCATATTTGACGCTTTTGAAATACTTAATCGTATTGAAGAAGAAAAAAATATGTTAGAAGATAAGCCTAAAGAAATTAAAAAAGAAAAAGCTTTTAGAGGTTTTGCGGAAGGGAGGTCTAGGTAATGTATAAACAAACATTATATAACGTTATAGAGCCTATAAAAATTAATACAATAAAAAGGCTTAACAAATCAAAAAAGTGGAAATACGGCTATAATAAAGAGCATGACGTTGTTGTTATAAGCAAGTCTGGTCAGATTGGCGAAATATACCAAATACAAAACTTAAAAATAGCTTTACCTAAGCAAAAAAATATATATAAGTTTAAAACTAACAAGTGGAGTAGATTTGAATATCCAAAAGTTTTAGAAAAAATTAAAACTGTTTTTGATTTTAAACAATATCCACAAGACTTTAAAGAAAAATGGTATGATTACATCGATAATGAATTCACTCGTAGAGAAGAAGGTTTTTGGTTTTACAATAAAGGCATTCCTACTTACATTAGTGGTACTCATTACATGTACTTGCAGTGGTCTAAGATTGACGTCGGGGCTCCCGAATTTAGAGAATCAAATAGATTATTCTTTATTTTCTGGGAAGCTTGTAAGGCAGATTCACGATCCTATGGGATGTGTTATCTTAAGAACAGGAGGTCCGGGTTTTCTTTCATGGCATCAGGAGAGGTTGTTAACTTGGCAACCATATCAAGTGACAGTAGGTATGGTATATTATCAAAGTCCGGTGCCGACGCCAAGAAGATGTTCACAGATAAGGTGGTTCCCATCTCTGTCAATTACCCCTTCTTTTTCAAACCGACCCAGGACGGAATGGACCGCCCAAAGACCGAGCTTGCCTACCGTGTCCCCGCAACCAAGTACACCCGTCGTAAACTTACCGCCGCCGCCACCGACGAAACCTTACAGGATGAATTACAGGGTCTCGACACCACCATCGATTGGAAAAACACCGGTGACAACGCCTACGATGGGGAGAAACTCAAACTCCTCGTACATGATGAATCGGGGAAGTGGGAACGTCCGAACAACATCCTCAACAACTGGAGGGTTACGAAAACCACATTAAGATTAGGTAGTAGAATTATTGGTAAGTGTATGATGGGTTCAACAAGCAACTCGTCAGATAAAGGAGGTGAGGAATTTAAAAAATTATATAATGACTCAGACGTTACAAAAAGAAACCGCAATGGACAGACTCGCTCAGGATTATATTCTTTGTTCATTCCTATGGAATGGAATTTCGAAGGATTCATTGATTCTTATGGAGTACCTGTATTCGAAACTCCCAAAAAAGAAGTTAAAGATGTCCACGGATCAATTATTGATGTGGGAGTTATTAGCCACTGGGAAAACGAAGTTGAAGGTTTAAAAGGAGATCAAGACGCTTTAAATGAATTTTATAGACAATTCCCGCGAACCGAAGAGCACGCGTTTAGAGACGAAACAAAAAACAGCATATTTAATTTAACAAAAATTTACGAACAAATTGATTACAATGATGAAGTCGCAAATCTGTCACAAATTACCGTCGGCAGTTTTACGTGGAAAAATGGAATTAAAGATACAAAGGTCCAGTTTACGCCAAATCCTAACGGAAGGTTTAAAATCAGCTGGGTTCCGAATGTAAAATTACAAAATAATATTATAATTAAAAACGGTATAAAATATCCTGGTAATGAGCATATGGGTGCGTTTGGATGTGATAGTTATGATATATCTGGGACTACTGACGGGCAAGGTTCTAAAGGTTCATTACATGGTTTAACTAAGTTTAGTATGGAAAACGCTCCTGCTAATATATTTTTTTTAGAATATATAGCTAGACCACAAACAGCGGAAATGTTTTTTGAAGACGTTTTAATGGCATTAGTATTTTACGGCATGCCTTTATTAGCAGAAAACAATAAACCAAGACTTTTATATTATTTAAAAAGAAGAGGCTATAGAGGTTATTCAATGAATAGACCTGATAAAGCCAGAAATAAATTATCAGTTACAGAAAAAGAAATAGGTGGAATACCTAACTCAAGCGAGGATATAAGACAAGCTCACGCTGCTGCAATTGAAACATATATTAACGATCATGTTGGTATTACTGGAGATGGAACATATGGAGGCATATATTTTAATAGAACATTAAATGACTGGGCTAAGTTTGATATAAACAAAAGAACAAAATTTGATGCCGCTATAAGTTCTGGGCTAGCAATTATGGCTTGTAATAAAAATAAATACAAACCTAATGTTGAAAGAATAAAATCAAAAGTAAATATTAATTTTTCAAAATACGAAAATAAAGGAACTACATCAAAAATAATAAAAAATTATGGCTGAATCAGTTATGAAAAACTACTTTCCAAGTCAAACGGCTAGCGATGATAAAAAAATCTCGATGGAGTATGGCTTAGAAGTTGCTAAAGCTATAGAAAATGAGTGGTTTAAAAAATCATCTGGTATTAACAGATATTTACAAAATCAAAATAATTTTCATAAACTAAAGTTATACGCTAGAGGAGAGCAAAGCATACAAAAATATAAAGACGAATTATCTATTAATGGTGATTTATCATATCTTAATTTAGATTGGAAACCAGTTCCTATTATACCTAAATTTGTTGATATAGTTGTAAATGGTATAGCTGAAAGAACATATGATATAAAAGCATATTCTCAAGACCCATATGGTGTACAAAAAAGAACCGCATATATGCAATCCTTAATGGTTGATATGGAAACTATATCAATAACCGATTATATACAACAAAATTTTGGAATAAATTTGTCTAATACTCCTAAAGAAAATTTACCAGCTAATGATGAAGAATTGCAACTACATATGCAATTAAACTACAAGCAGGCTATTGAAATAGCTGAAGAACAAGCTATTCAAACAATATTTAATCAAAACAACTACGAATTAACTAAGAAAAGATTCTATTATGATTTAGCCGTTATAGGTATAGGTTGTGTAAAAAATATTTTTACTCAATCAGAAGGTATTAAAATAGAATATGTTGATCCCGCAAATATAGTTTATTCAAAAAGTGAATCACCTTATTTTGATGATTTATATTACATTGGCGAAATGAAATCAGTAAATTTAAATGAACTTAAAAAAGAATTTCCTGACTTAACTAATGAAGACATGGATCAACTGTTAAAAAATGGAGGTGGCAGTTATAATTTAACAAACAGATATACTCAGCAAGCAAGCAAAGCGGATAATAATACTATAGAGGTTTTATATTTTAATTATAAAACTTATATGAATGAAGTTTATAAAGTAAAAGAAACAGCAACAGGCGCCGAAAAAATTATAAGAAAGTCTGATGCGTTTAATCCCCCTAATCATGTTAAAGGATTAAAATTTGAACGTATTGCTAAAAACATAGAGGTTCTTTATGAAGGTGTATATATACCAGGAGCTAAAAAGCTTCTTAAATGGAATTTATGTGAGAATATGTTGCGAGAAAAGAGCGATGTTAATAAAGTAAAATTAAATTATTCTTTGGTTGCTCCTAGAATGTATAATGGGAATATTGAATCTTTAGTAGGGCGTATTACAGGCTTTGCTGATATGATACAACTAACTCATTTAAAAATACAACAAATATTAGCTAGAATGGTTCCAGATGGAGTTTATGTTGATGCTGATGGTTTGGCTGAAGTTGATTTGGGTAATGGAACAAATTATAATCCACAAGAAGCATTGAACATGTTTTTTCAAACTGGTAGTATAATTGGTAGATCATTTACATCTGACGGCGATATGAATCCAGGTAAAGTACCTATTCAGGAAATTAGTAATTCTGCAGGAACAAATAAACTAGCGGCATTAATAAGCACTTATAATTATTATATGCAAATGATTAGAGATGCTACTGGGTTAAATGAAGCTAGAGATGCAAGCACACCTGATAAACACGCTTTAGTTGGTATACAAAAATTAGCTGCCGCTAATAGTAATACAGCAACTAGACATATATTACAAGGAGGTTTATTTTTAACAGCTGAGACTGCTGAAAAAATATCATTAAGAATATCTGATGTATTAGAATATTCTCCAACCGCAAATGCTTTTATACAAAGTATTGGGGCACATAACGTTGCTACATTAGGAGAATTGTCAGAATTACATTTACACGACTTTGGTATATTTTTAGAATTAGAACCTGATGAAGAACAAAAACAAGTATTAGAAAATAATATTCAAGTTGCAATAGGTCAAAATAATATTGAATTAGAAGATGCTATTGATATAAGAATGATAAAAAATGTTAAGTTAGCTAATCAATTGCTTAAACTTCGTAGAAAGAAAAAAATACAAAGAGACCAGCAGTTGGCACAACAAAACATACAAGCACAGGCTCAGGCCAATGCTCAAGCACAACAAGTTGCGGCTCAAGCGGAGGTGCAAAAACAACAAGCGTTAACTCAAAGTAAAATTCAATTAGAACAAGCTAAGAATCAGATGGACATGAATAAATTAATGCAAGAGGCTGATTTGAAAAAGCAATTGATGATGTTAGAATTTGAAATGAACATGCAGTTACATAACGCAAAAAATAATATTGAAAAAGAAAAGGTAAAAGAAAAAGAAGATCGTAAAGATGAAAGAACTAAAATACAGGCCTCTCAACAAAGCGAACTAATTAATCAACGTAAAAATAATTTACCACCTAAAAGCTTTGAATCTGGTGGGAATGATATTTTAAGCGGTGATTTTGGCTTAGGTGCATTTGAACCTAGGTAATATATAAATTGTATAATCATATAATATTTTATTATGGCAGAAAAAATTAAAGCAAAAGTTGTAGAGACTGAAGAAAAGTCTTTGCAAGAAAAAGAACAAGAAGTACAAAAAAATTCTGGATTCGACGAAGAATCTGGTATGTACAAAGTAGATTTAACACAACCACCTAAAAAAGACGAAGATGCCGTTCAAGAACAAGAAACAGAAGATAGCTTGCCTAGCGGAAGCGTCAAGGCTGAAGAAGCTGGGGAAGAAACCGAAGTGGGATTGCAAGAAGTACGACAAGAAGAAGAAGTAGAAGAAGTATCTAAAGAAACTGAGGAAGAAACGATATTAGAAGAAATTACAAATGAAGAAGATACAACTGACGATACAGGAGTGGATGGCAGCGATGAGGTTGCCGAGCCCGCACCGGAACAAGAAGAAATATTACAGGAAAACGAAACACAAGAAAAAATAGAATATCCTGATAATATTCAAGATCTAGTAAAGTTCATGAATGAAACAGGTGGAACTTTAGAAGATTATGTTGCGTTAAATAAAGATTATGAAAAATTTGAGCAAATGGATTTATTGCATGAGTACTACACTCAGGCAAAACCACATTTATCAGTTGATGAAATTGCATTTTTAATTGATGACAAATTTTCATATGATGAAGAAATTGACGATCCAAAAGATATTAAAAGAAAAAAATTAGCTTTTAAAGAAGAGGTTGCGCAAGCAAAAAATCATTTAGAAAATCAAAAGGCTAATTATTATAAAGAAATAAAAGGCGGTTCAAGATTAACACCTGAAGCGCAAAAAGCTATGGATTTTTTTAGTAGATATACTGAAGAAACACAAGCTAATGAAAAAATAACACAATCTCAAAGGAATGTGTTTAACAATAAAACCAATTCGCTTTTTAACGATAAGTTCAAAGGTTTTGAATACAATGTCGGAGATAAGAGATTTAGGTTTAATGTGAAGAATGTAAATGAGGTTAGAGAGACCCAGAGCGACATCAATAACTTTACTAAGAAGTTCTTAGATAAAGAAAATAAGATGGCAGATGCTCCTGGTTATCATAAAGCTTTATTTACCGCGATGAATTCTGACGCTATTGCTCAGCATTTTTATGAGCAGGGAAAAGCAGATGCTATTAAAGAATCTGTTAAAACTGCAAAAAACATCAATATGAATCCACGATCAGGGCATCAAGAGGTTCAAGTTGGAGGCATAAAAGCGAGAGTTTTAGGAGAAGATTCATCTGGAATTAAACTAAAATTAAAAAACTATTAAAACTTTTGAAAAATGGCAAACAATAATGTTTCATTTGCTGGCCCAGTGGCCGGCAGTATAGTTACTCCTGCAGCTCAGAAAATGACGCTAACAAGTAACTATTTAAACTTTCATGGTTCAGGTGGTGCAAACTGGTCACAGCAGTATTTACCTGAATTATATGCTCAAGAAGTTGAAAGGTACGGAAACCGTTCAGTTTCTTCTTTCTTGAGAATGGTAGGTGCTGAAATGCCTATGGCTTCTGATCAAGTTATTTGGTCTGAGCAGGGTAGATTACACCTAGCTTATAATGGTCAAATTAATCCAACTAATGGATTGGTTGATACTATTACAGGAATTGACTCTGGGGCAACAGAGGCTCATGCAATCAGAAAAGGAGCTACGGTTGTAGCTGTTGTTGGTGGTGTTGTATTTAAAGCTTTTGTTAAAATTGGTGTTGAATCTTTTTCAGATAGATTAACAATTGTACCTTACGGTGCAGAAAATGTTAATGACTTATCTGGTATTGCAGACACTGATAACCAAGTTATTAAATTCTTTGTTTATGGTTCTGAATTTAACAAAGGTACTGACAGCATGACTGAATCTGTAGAGCCTGTGTTCAAATCTTTCACTAACAAGCCAATGATTATCAAAGATCACTTTGAAATTTCTGGTTCTGATACTGCTCAAATTGGGTGGGTTGAAGTAAGTGGTGAAGCTGGACAAGCTGGTTACCTATGGTATATGAAAGCTGAAGGAGATACTAGAGTAAGATTTGAAGACTATTTAGAAATGACAATGATCGAAGCAGAAAAATCTGCAGCTGCTGCTGACGCGGTGGTTCCAGCTGGATCTGAAGGTTTATTATCTGCAATTGCAAACAGAGGTATTGTAGCAACGAATCAATTTGATTCTTCTACAACTGCTGGTGATAAACTTGCTGAGTTTGATTTATTATTAAAAGAATTAGACAAGCAAGGTTCAATTGAAGAAAATATGTTATTCTTAGATAGAGACGCTAATCTTTACATTGACGATTTACTTGCGGGATTGAACCCACACGTAACTGGCGGTGTAAATTACGGTGTATTTGAAAACTCTGCTGACATGGCTCTTAATTTAGGCTTTACTGGATTTAGAAGAGGTTCTTATGACTTCTACAAAACTGACTGGAAATATCTTAACGATGCTTCTACAAGAGGTTTAGTAGGTGGATTAAAAGGACTTTTAGTACCTGCTGGTACATCTTCAGTTTATGACCAACAATTAGGTAAAAACGTTAGAAGACCTTTCTTACACGTAAGATATAGAGCTTCTGAAATGGATGATAGAAGAATGAAGTCTTGGATTACTGGATCAGTTGGCGGAGCTACTGCATCAGGTATTGACAAAATGGAGATTCACTATCTTTCTGAAAGATGTTTAGTAACACAAGCTGCTAACAACTTTATCAGATTTGACTCTTAACAATTAATTTAAAGGAATGGGTGCTTCGGCACCCTGCCCTTTATTATAACTTTTATTATATTATATTATGGAAAAAACAAAAAAACAAGAACCTATAAAAAAGGTTGTTGAAAAACCTGTAGAGGTTAAAAAAGAAATTAAAAAAGAATACAAAGACAAAGTGTATGAATTAAATTTAAATAATACACCTATTGTATATGTATTAAAAAGCAGAGGTCTTTTTTGGTTTGATGAAGAGTTAGGATATGAAAGAGAAATGAAATATTGTGAAAACCAAAGAACAGTATTTGTTGATGAAATGAAAGGGCCAGAAAGATTAAGTCATGTTATTTTTAGAGATGGACAATTATTTGTTCCAAAAGAAAAACAAACATTACAAAAATTTTTAGATTTACACCCTTGGAATGGCACTAAATTTACTGAATATAATCCTGTAGTAATTGCTGAAAATGATATGCAATATCTTGAAGCTGAAATTGAAGCATTAAATGCAGCTCAAAGCTTAGATGTTGATAGAATGGAAGCTATATTAAGATCAGAATACGGAAATAAGGTATCTAGCATGAGTTCTAAGGAGATTAAAAGAGATGGATTGCTATTTGCTAGGAAAAATCCTTATTTGTTCTTAGAATTAGCAAATGATGAAAACATAAATATTAGAAATCTTGGAATTAAAGCTACTGAAATGGGTATTATAAAACTATCAAATGACCAAAGAACATTTATGTGGGGCACAAATGATAGAAAACTTATGACAGTTCCATTTGATGAAAATCCATATTCTGCTTTAGCACAATACTTTAAAACCGATGAAGGTGTAGAAGTATATCAAACTATTGAAAAGAAACTAAAGTAAAACAAAATGTAGGTAAGGCCTGCTTTTGTGGGCCTTAACCTATAATAAAAAAATAATGGCAGTAAACGTAAACACAGTATACCAAAGGGTATTAGCTATAACAAATAAAGAGCAGCGAGGTTATCTTACGCCTCAGGAGTTTAATACCATTGCAAATCAAGCGCAGCTTGACATATTTGAGCAGTATTTTTATGACTTAAATCAATTTAGCAGAATACCTGGCAACCAAACAGAGTACTCTGACATGGTTGAAATATTAGAAGAAAAAATAAGTTTATTTGAAAAACAAGGCTCAGTAACTAATAACGGAACAACTCTACCATCAGATTTATACAGATTAGGGTCTGTTTTAACAAATTGCCCTTCTTGCCGAGAAGCAGAACAAATAACTCAAAGAGAATGGTTATATATAAAAACTTCACCAATTGCTACCCCAACAGACGAATATCCTATTTATATAAAAGATAATACTGGAATAAAAGTATATGGCTCTAATAATTCTCAAATAACATCCGGGGTATATGCTAACTATATAAAAACACCAGCCACTGTTTCTTGGGTTGCAAATTCTACAACAGGGCTATATCTTTCAAATAGCTCGGTAGATTTTGAATTACATGCTTCTGAAGAAACAGATTTAGTAATTAAAATATTAGCATTAGCGGGTATAATAATAAAAGACAACTCTATTTATGCTGTCGCTAGTGGAGAAGATACAAAAAGTGTACAACAAGAAAAAGCGTAAAACATGGCATTCATAACTCAAACAAATTATCAATATTATAATACGGGACAAAAGTTTACGGCAACTGCAAACCAAACTCAGTTTTTATTAACATTAGATCCTCTTCCAACAGCAAAATCAAAATTTAATGTTTTTATTAATGGAGTTGAAGTTGATGATAACTTATATACATATTCTCAATCTGGGAATAATGCTGGTAAAGTAATATTTTCTGCAGGTCGAACAGCAGGAGATATTATTCAAGTTACACTCTCCAACCCTATTATTGCCGGAAATTATAGATACATATCTTTAAATGACATAGTTGGTAACTTTATGGTATCTTATGTTGGTAAAGATAAAATAATACCTAGAATAAAAAGAACTGATGTTTTGTTTCATGCTAAAAGAGGCATACAGGAGTTTAGTTATGATATAAGCAAAGTTGAAAAAATACAAGAAATAGAAGTTCCTGATTCATTGGCTATGGTAATGCCGCAAGACTATGTTGATTATGTTCAAATATCTAGAATTGATTCTTTAGGTGTAGAACATCATTTATACCCAGCAAGATTAACTTCAATACCTTCAGAATCTATTGCACAAGCTGGTGATTACTCATATTTATTTGACGATGACGATAGTCTTTTAAAGCAGACACCCGCAACTCAAACAAGATTTAAACAAGCAGATATGGATAATGTAACTGCTACATTTATTGACGATTCATTAGATGATATAGATAGTTTAAATGCAAGAGCAAATGAATATGGCAGAAGATATGGAATAAACCCTGAGTTGGCAACAAGAAATGGTAACTTTGTTATTGATGAACTGAGTGGTCAGATACATTTTAGTGCTGATTTAGTTGGAAAAGTAATAACATTAAAATATGTTTCTGACGGTATGGGAACTGATGCGGAAATGAGAGTTCATAAATTTGCAGAAGAAGCAATATATAAGCATATAGTGTATGCTGTTATGAGTGCTAGATCAAATTCCCCAGAATACGTAATAGCAAGATACAAAAGAGATAGATTTTCAGCAATGAGAAATGCTAAATTGAGATTATCTAATTTAAATCCACGTGAACTTGCACAAGTAATGAGAAATAAATCAAAAGTAATAAAACACTAAGATATGCCAGAAATTAAAAATGCTTTTATTAAAGGTAAAATGAACAAAGACCTTGATGAAAGATTGATTCCTAATGGTGAATATAGAGATGCTGTAAATGTTGACGTTGACTTTTCAGAAGGCAGTGACGTTGGGGCATTAAAAAGTATTTTAGGCAATACTCAAAGAGATACAATAAGTTTACAAGGTGCAAAATGTATTGGTACTGTAAAAGATATTGAAAATAATAAAATATATTGGTTTATTACATCATCAGCAAAAGATTTAATAGCAGAGTGGGATTATCAAGCAAATACATACGATACAATATTAGTTGACCAAAGTAATATATTAAATTTTAATACTGCTAATTTTATAACTGGAGCAAATGTTATTGATGGTATTTTATTTTTTACAGATAATTTAAATGAGCCAAGACAAGTAGATATTGAATATTGGAGAGGCCAAACTTCTGGATCTGCGGGAACTAGCTCTGGGCTAAGTGCAGAAAGAATAACTGTTATTAAAAAATCTCCATTAGCTGCGCCAACTTTAAAAATGAGTAGTTCAGCAAGAGGCGGTTTAGGTACTTCGGGAGATTCTGGTGGTACGGTAATTATGCAGGCTGATTTTGGGTCAACTTCAAGTGTTGGCAATTTAGTACCTTCTATAGATGCTGGGACTTCATTTAATAATGGGAGCTCTGATTTTAGTAAATTTTTAGTAGCAGGTAGTGCTGTAAATCCTAATTATCAAGTTGGAGATGTAATTGTATTAACACATAAATTTACAGAATCTGATGATACTGTAAAAACTATTAAAGCTAGAATAGAATTAACTACTTTTGACGCTACTCAAACTGGCAATAATGTTGGGACATATACAGCTACAGTATTAACTTTATCTGAAAAGGCCCCAGGTGGCACCGTAGCTTATACATGTTCATTAGAAGAAGACGAGCCCTTGTTTAAAGAAAAATTTCCTAGATTTGCTTATAGATATAAATATAATAATGGGCAATATTCTTGTTTTTCTCCATTTTCTAATGCCGCGTTTTTACCAGACCCAACAGTAGGGGGGTTAATAGATGAATCCGATCCTAGCCTTGGAAATACAGGGGTAGAGTATGACGTAAAAGCGGGGTCTAATTTAGCGATGGTTAATAGCCTAAGGTCACTAAAGCTAAGAGATTTAGATCACAATATACATGCTGATGTTGAAGAAATAGATATACTTTATAAAGACTCTGTAAGCACAAATTGTTATTTAGTTGACACTATTAAAAGAAATTCTAGCAATGCTTTCCCAAGTCCTTTAGAATTTGAAGTAAAAGATGATCAAATATTTAAAACTTTACCATCAAATCAATTATTAAGATTATTTGATAGTGTGCCTAGAAAAGCTAAAGCACAAGAAATTACAGCAAACAGATTAATATATGGTAATTATACTGAAAACTTTAATTTAAAAGATTCTAGTAATCCACCAGCAAATGTAGAGCCTGTTTTTTCAGTAGGTATACATAATAGATATAATCCTACTGATTCAAATTATGATAATGTTAAAAAAGAAAGACAATCTATAAAGTCAAAAAGAACATATCAATTTGGTGTTGTTTATATGGATGAGTTTGGTAGACAAACGCCTGTGTTAACAAGCAAAACAGGTATTGTAAAAGTTGGGCAAGAAGGAGCTTCTTTTTCGACTAGATTTAAAGCAGCTATAACTTCCAACCCACCTTCATTTGCAAAAACTTATAAATATTTTATAAAAGAAATATCATCTAAAACACATAACTTTATAGGCGATAGTTTTTATCAAGATAAAGAAGGATTTATATATGTTGCAATACCATCTGCAGATATCAACAAAGTAGACGTTGATGATAAAATAGTGCTTAAAAAGAAAAGAGGTAATGATATTTCAAATATTACAGAAGAATTTAAAGTATTAGATAAATATACTACCCCACCTCCGTTTTTAGCTAAACCTTTAAAAGAGGTGTATGTTCCAGACGTATTTGTATTTAGTAAAAACCTTGAACAGGATAGAGATCTACATGTACTAAAGCCTGGATCCTCGCCTGTGCCGGGTAGAAATAGAATAACTGTTGCCGCAATGTATAAATTGCAGGAAACAAATATTGATAGTAGTAACACAATTGGCGATGATACTAAAAGGGGTGTAAGTAGGGAGGCATATGCTTTTTTAAACCCAGGGGCAAGAGTAAAATTTGTTACTGGATCTGGAGAAACAAACGTGTATACAATAGCAAACAAAGAATTAGATTTAGGAGACGATAATGATTTTGAATTGCATTTCACACAGGAATTTGGAGATGATGTAAAAATTCTTTATGATGATTTTGACAGAGATAAACTACTTAATCCTAGTGGTAATGTAAATGTTGGGGCTACATTAGTTGGTGGTGACTCATCTTTAAACGTAAGCACTACTAGCGGCGGAAAACATTATGGAGGCGGTATAAAAATGGTTGTTGTTGATACTGTTGATGAAAGCGGTAAAGAAGAATATCAAGGTAAATTTTTTATAAAAATAAGAAATAATACTAACTTATTAGCAGAATTAAAAGGTGAAGAAGATATAAATAATCTACAAGTATTAAGTACAATATCTTTAGATGGTAATCAGACTGATGATGACCCAAGACAATTTCATATGTACGGCGGTGGTAAAGCTAATACTGATTCATCTGTAACAAGATTAGGCGGCTCTAACCCTTTAACCCCAATGGATGGTGGTTTTAGAGGAGATACTAATCATGGTACTGGCCAAACTGCAACTGATGGTCAATCTTATAATCCTTCAAGAGGATTTATTACTAACGCAGAACTAGATCAAGGGTATCATTTTTGTATAAGAACAGATTTAGCATACGCTAATAAAAGTTCAAAATATGCAACGCTTCCTTTAGTTACTGGTTTAGAAAAGTCTCCGTCTAATAAAAATAATTATAATACAGATAACCCAGTTTATTTAAAATTTGATAGATCAAGAACACAAATTGCGGCGGGCCAAGCGGCAGATAATAATATATATAAAATAACAAGAGTATTTAAATATCTTGAAAGAGGTGGGAGTCTTGCTCAGTTTAACGATGGAGATGCTGTTTATTTCATAAAGCTAGATAAAAATTTAGCCCAAGATTTAATTTTTAACGGAGATGTAGAGCCCGCAACAACTGGTACGGAAGCTAATATAATGCAAATATCAGTCCTCGAGTTTAGAAAAGATGACCAGCTTGTAGGTATACCAGAACCACCTATATTTGAGGTATTACCTAAAGATGATGTTGACATTGATATATATTTTGAAACACAAGAAGTTTTTACAATAGCATCTGATGGCACAAATGATCATGGTAATGTTAATGTATTATCTTACTATAATTGTTTTTGTTTTTTAAATGGAGTTGAGTCTATGTCTATTGGAGATACTTTTAATGGCGCTTCATTAGGAAAAGGCGTTAGAGTATCAACTGTTTTTGAAGATAAACCATATATAGAAGAAAATCATAAAAATAATTTAATATTTTCTCAAATATATAATAATAAAAACGGGTTAAATAGATTAAATCAATTTATTATTGCAGAAGATATTACTAAAGAAATTAATCCAGATTATGGTAGTATACAGTTATTACATACTAGATATAATGATATAATTGCATATTGCGAAAATAAAGTTGTAAAAATATTAACTAATAAAGATGCATTATTTAATGCCGACGGGAATGTTAATGTTACATCTAATAAAGCAGTTTTAGGGCAGGCAATACCTTACAATTCTAATTATGGTATAAGTAAAAATCCAGAAAGCTTTGCTTTTTATACACATAGAGCATATTTTACAGATAGAAAAAATGGCGTAGTTGTAAGGCACTCTATGGATGGTATGGAAGCTATATCGGATTATGGTATGAAAGACTTTTTTAGAGATGCGTTACCGGCTAATACTGGTTATATGGTGGGATCTTATGATATTAGAAAGCATCAATATAATATTAGTACTCACCCTACGAATGCAAATAGCACTATTTCTTTTTCTGAATCAATAAATGGGTGGGTAAGTAAAAAATCATTTATTCCAGAGGCTGGGGAAAGTATACAAAATAAATATTTTACTTTTAAAAATGGGCATATATTTGAACATCATGCAGGTAGTGTTTGTAATTTTTATGGATCAAAAGTAACACCGTATGTAGAACTTATTTTAAATGAGTCCCCTGCTAATATGAAGAATTTTAGAACATTAAATTATGAAGGGGATGATGGGTGGACATGCCCTAGTGTAACTACTGATCAGCAGAATGGCGCTGTAGACGCTTTTATTAATAAAGAAAATAAATATTTCAATTATATAAGAGGTAAAGGCGAAACAACTGCTACAATAGATTTTAAAGCTTTAAATACACAAGGAATTGGCACATATAGTAGTGTTACAGGTAATTCAGGTAATACAATTACATATGTTTTTGAAAACAATGTGCCTAATGATTTACAAGTTGGTGACACATTATATTATCTATATCCATTTACAAATGTTGTAACCGCAATAGGTACTGTTACAATTGTTACATCAAATTCAGTTACGGCTGGATATTCAACAGTACCTCCTATTAGTGGATCTTTTTCGCCTTATTTTGTGTTTTATGTTAAAAATTCAAGATGGGAAACAAGTGGACTGTTAGGTTATTTTGCAACTGTAAAAATGCAGAACACTGCTAACACGGTTAAAGAAATATATGCTGTTGGAAGTGAAATTAGTATAAGTAGTTAATACGTAATAATAAATATATAAAAAATTAATAATATGGACACATTTGGTAGCAATTTTAGCGATAACGTTGACATGACAGGAATTGGGTTAAACTATGACGCAAATAATTTTGCTGGTAATGTTAGCCAAGGACAAACAGGTTCAGGCGTTGCTAGCGCTGCAATAGGCGGTGCGGCACAAGTTGCTACTGCTGCTCTTACTGCAGCAAATCCCGCTGCAATGGCAGCAAAAGCTGTAGGTGGCGTTGTAAAAGCTGTTGGTAGTTTATTTGGTGGTGGTAAAAGAAGACGTGAGCAAAGACAAGCTAGACAAGAATTAGCAAGAAGAAAGGCTGATTTTGAATCAACAGACACATCTAATCCTTATAAAAATCTTACAAATACATACGAAAATTTAACAGTTAATACACAAGCAGCCGATTTTGCTGCTCAACAATCTTCACAGGGAGCTGCGAATATAATGGGTAATTTAGCTGCTGCCGCGGGTGGTGGTGGAATTGCTGCTTTAGCACAATCATTAGCTAATTCGCAAGCGCAAGCTGCTCAACAAGCATCTGCAAGTATTGCTCAACAAGAACAAAGAAATGCAATGTTAAGTGCACAAGGCGAAGCTTCAAGACAAAAAGCCGTTGCAACAGGTGAAAGACAAAGCCAAGTAATGGAATACAAAAAACAAAGTACATTATTAGGCATGGCACAACAAAGAAAAGCAGCAGCCGATCAAGCTAGAAAAGATGCAACAAACGCATTAGTTAGTGGTATTGGCGATATTGCAGGAGGGCTTGCAGGAGGCGGTGGATTTGCAAAGGGCGGCTTAAAAAATATGTTTGGAGGATAATAAAATAAATAATTATGGCATCAGATAAAAATTTGATATTAGGGGCGGCAATGGCTGCGCCAAAATTTAACACTGGGTTTGTAGATATAATTGATAAAGAGGTTAAAGAATTTACAACTAGAGTAGAAAAAGAAGCTAAAGAAAAGCAAGCTAGAGCTGATGCTATAAGCGCAGATACTGCATCTTTTTTAGAAGGATTACCTGCTAACCCCAATATAGAACTTCTTGATAGATCATTAAAGCCAGTTGTGGAATCTTTCCTTGCAAAAACTAGAATGAATCTTGCTGGATTATATAGAACAAGAAGGGGTGACACGGTAACATATGCACCCGGAACAGAAGCTTATGATAAAATTACAAGAGAAATTGAGGCTGGAACACGCTCTATAAATAACGTATTAAATCAATTAAAAATTCATCAAACAAATACCGCGGATTACATAAATGAAAATACTTTCATATCGGAGCATTGGAAAAAAGAAAATTTAAACATGTTTGCTGACATGAAAAATATATATTTAGATAAAACTTATGGTAGCACGATAGACGCAAACGGCAATATTACAATAAATGGTAAATATAAAATAAATGATTGGAGCTCAGGCGAAAATATTAAAAAATTAGATTGGAATGTAACTGATGCTGGTTATTCAGAAGCAATATTACAGCAAATGGATAAAGCAGCAAATGTTAGAGGGCAAAAAATAATAAAAGGAGATAGTTATGACCAGCTATTTAGCACTAGCTTAAAACAATATTTTACAGGAGCAAGTGGAATAGATAATTTAAAATCAGTTGTATTTGATAATCCTAAAATATTAGGATTAAATTTATTACAAGGCGATGATAATTTAGAAGAATTACAAAATTTGGTAAAAAATGGCAATTATACAGAGGCTATTGAAAAAGTTGTATCATCTTCTATGAATAGAGTTATAACTCATCAAAATAATTTATATGATAAAGCAAACAGTGATGATTATAGAGGCACTCAAACAGAAAGAGATAGACAAGCTATATTAGATTATCTAGCTAAAACCGATAGCACTAGGGTAGATATAGTGAGAGATTATAGCAAGTTAACAAAAATCAATCAAAACGGTGTATTTGAATCATATATAGGTCTTTCAAATAAATTATCTCAATATGGTATAATTGTTAATCCTATAACAGATCAAAGTCAGAAGAATGTATTACAATTAGAACTAATTAATCAAAGAAACGGAGTAAGAAGCTTACTTTCAGGTAATATGACACAAAATCAAATATTAAGCGCTTTAGATGGAGCTTTTGGTGGTTTTGCTAGAGGTATAGATTATGAGTCGTTGCCATTAGAAATGAGAATAAAATAATATATTAAACATGTCTGATATTCAAAAATATATAACTGAATCAGGAGATATTTATTATCTTTCTGAATTAGAGCGTTTTGCAGAAATGCAAAATGTTGAATTCGATGTTTTCATGCAAGCTATGGAAACAAAAGGTATGAAAAAATATGAAGCACCAAAAGGAACTCAACAAGAGAATAGTGAAACACAATCAGGAGGTGTTTCATCTATATATCAAGACTTAGCAGAATCGCCTTTTGTTAGAAAAGTATTGTCTGGAGTAATACCTGAGCCTGCAAGAGGGGCTTTTGAGTTAGCTGTAGGTGGAGAAACAATTAATGAAACGTTAGGAATAGCTGGCAATTACGCAATGGTTGTTGGTGGAAATGTAATGCAAGCTAAAGATGATCCTATTGGTGTATTAAGTACATTATATAATGAAGGTTTAAAAAGAGGGGTAGCTAAAGGCATTGATACATCTTTAGAAATAACATTTGATAATACAAAAGACATAGAAGAGGCAGCAGCAACATCTTTTTTATTAATGAGTGGTCAAATCGGCGATAATAAAGAAACAGCGAATAGTTTAGCAAAATCAATAATAGCTGCAAAAGACGCAGCATTTAACACTGGTATTGGTAAATTTGTTGAAGCATTATTACCTGAGCCAGCTAAGCTTTTAACAACTTCAAGAAAAGAAATAGAAGAAAAAAGAGAACCTTTTAAAAAATATATAACCGAATATGACACCACAATAACTGAGTCTCTTATAAATGCTAAAAATGGAAAAGAAACAGATTTTGCACAGTTAGGTGCAAGAATATTTTCTGATGCCGTAGGTAGTATGCCTTATACTATGATGTCTTTAAATCCTTATACGGCTGGTTATATGGGTGTTGGTATTGCAGGTGATAAATTTTTAGAAGAACTTGAAGAAGACCCTGAAAGAGCTCTTTGGCAATTAGGATTTAATGCTGGTACAACAGGTATTATAGAAATTGCTGATGCATATTTAACAAGAAGATTTTTAAAATCTGGTGGTTATCTTAGTAGTGGTATGAGTAAAAAAGCTACTCAAGACGCTGTTAAGCAAATGAATAAAGGTATTAGCGGTAAAATATTAGATATATATAGTATTGCCGGTAAGGAAGGTTTAACAGAAATTGCACAAGCTGTTTCAACTAGAATAAATGATAAAGCTTGGTTTGAATATGAAGATATACTAGAAAAAGGTATATATGCTGACTTTGGTATAATGAAAGATGCCTATAGTATAATTGACGAAGGTATTATTGGTGCATTTAGTGGTGGTAAAATAACTGCTGTAGCAGCAGCAACACAAACAAAGTCTAAATTAAGAAATAGAGTTGAACAACTATTGATGCCTTCACATGTAAGAAAACAAAGACAAGACTTAGTTAACGAATATTTAGAAAGAAATAATCTAATAAAAGAAGCTAAAAAAGATGGCAATAATAAAAGAGCAGCGGCTTTATTAGGTATAAACAGAAAAGTTTTAGCCAACATAAGAGAAATTAGCAATAGGAATAGACTTGTTTTAAATAATTTAGAAGGTAATGATTTATTAGAATATGCTAGAAATATAGATTCTATTAATCAATTAAAAGATGGTAAACAAGACAATGCTGTAGATAAAGAAATAGACAATCTTAATAAACAAAATTCAGACATATTTGATAAAATAATAAAAGAAAAATATGGTAATAATGTTGATTTTGCAAAAGTTAGTGCAAAACAATTAGGATTAAAATTAAGAATTGCTAAAACAAATCAGTCCTTTAATAATATTATAAAAAAATTAACAGGTAGAGTTATAAAAGATTCTAATGGTGTAAATGGTGCGTTTATTGGTAACGGTGTTATGGTTATTAATGAAAAAATAGCATTAAAGCAAGGCGCTGTAACAGTTGGTAGTCATGAAATATTACACCCTATATTAAACGCTATGGTTGGTGATGTTAATGCACAAGAAACTATAGTAAAAGATTTTCAAAAAACAATGACGTCCGCACAAAAAAAATGGACTGATTTAGAAATAAAAAGAAAAGGTATACAAGAAGGAACTAGAGAATATTATACAGAATATATAAATGTTTTTTCAGAGGGTATTATTAACGATGAAATTAACTTTGATTTAAACTTTAGTGAACAAATGAAAGAATGGGTTACTAAATTATTTAAGGGCAAAGGATTTAATAATATTGATTTTAGAAGTGGCAGAGGTGTATATAATTTTATGAAAGCATATAAACAAAGTGCTGATAAAGGTAAATTAAATCAAGATGTTTTAGGTGCTTTGGATATAGAAGCAATAAAAGAAGTTAATGTAGTTGGCAAAAATATACAAAAATCTGAAGAAGTACAGAAAATATATGATGAAAAAGGTGTTGATGGGGCCTTTGAAATATTAGAAAAGTACGCTCCTATGGCTAAAAAACTTGCTGCTAGATTTCAAAATGTTCCAGGATATACTACGTTATCTGACATACTTATTGATGAAATATTAACTGGTAAAAGAGGTGTTTATGATTTAATACAATCATATAATCCTAATTCAGGAATACCAATAGCTGCGTATATAAATAAGTTTATAAAATCAAGATCGATAGAAGCTGCCAATAGAATATTAGATACAAAGTTTAAATTAGATATAACTGAGCTTACAGGTGTAACAGATACGCAAACACAAGAGGAAATTGACGAATCACAAACTAAAGAAGAAGCTCAAAGAAATAGTTTAAGAATATCTTTAAGCTTAACTAATGACGTTATTAATAAAGTTAAAGATGCTGTTATAAAAACATTTGGAACTAAATTACCAGATGTTACTTCTAAAAAGTTTAAAAAAGCATTAACAGATAATTATAAAACATTTTTAAAACCTACTATAGCTAAAATGTTAGGTAGACAAGAATCATATAAAGATTTTCTTAATGAAAATTTTAAATTAATATATGATATACTACCCCAATCCACAATAAACAAAAGGTTTAAAGATTTTGCAGAACCAATAATTGATGAAAACGGTAAGCAATTAAGAGAAAGAACCCCTGAGGGAAATAAAATATTTAAGAAAAAACAAATAACAAGAAAAGAATTTGTAGATTATTTTATAGGTGAAACTGTAGGAAGATCTACACAAGGGACTAGAAAAACAGCCTTAGCTGAAGCATTGGCAAATGAAATTGCATTTGATGCTACATTAGATGTATTAAGAAGTCCTGAAATATTTGAAAAAGTAAAACAAATAGGTGCTGCGCAAGAAATTGATATTGCTGATAATTATTTGGCACAAGTTGCACAAAAAATAAATAGAGGTGTAGATTTTCAATTTAGCAAAGAGGCTACTAATGCAGCTGATTTATATGCAATAAGAGACGCGATAATGAATGAAGTATTAGATGAAAAATTTCCTAATATATATAATGAAATAATTAGTGCGGCAAAAGGATTAGGCTTGAGTATTCCATATGCTTTTAAAGGTGTAACATTTGAAACATATGTAACAAATATTCAAAATAATAGAAAAAGCTTAAAATTAAAAGCTATTGGTGACGGTTTAATGGGACCGACAGGCACTGATATTGTTTTTGAATTAACAAAAGATAACAATACAAAAACTTCTGTACCAACTGAAATTAAATATAATGTAAAAGACCAATTTGGCAGCGCTACTTTTAAAACAAATAAAGAAGGTAGTTTAGAAACAACTAATCCTTTAATGGAGGACATGATACCGTTTTTAGCTGAAAAAATGGAAATATACGAAGAACTACATAGAAGAGCAGAAGAAATACAAGGAGAAAAAATACCATTTCGTTTTCCTCAAACTGGTTATCTTAAAAGTACTTGGGATAAATTAAAATACGAATTTATAGCAAAAGAAAGAAATATACAGATTATTTTTGACAATGCTAATTTAATTGAAAAATATTACAACGACAAAGGTGTATATGCAATATATATTGGAAATAAAGGTCTATTTTATTTAGGAAAAAATAAAAACAATTTAAACGCTAAAAGACTGGAATCTAAAATGAAAACGTATATGTCTTTAAGATCTAGCGGTACAAATTCAAATGGTTTTGTAACCTTAACATTAAGAGGCTTTAATGCGTTAGTAAATGGAAAAAAATTAACTAAAGATGTATTAGTTTCAGAAGATAATTTTGAAGATCATTATTTTCAATTTAGTAAAGAAACAGGTAATCTTGATTTAGAATTTAATGAAATACTAGAGGATAAGTTTGATATTGATTCTAAAAAAAGATATTCACGTATAGAGGCTAGAAGAGTAGGTAAGGGCAAAGGCGGACCTAAAATTATATTGCCTTATGAAGCTGAAGATTTCAAAGGTTTAATGTATAATTTATTACCAAAAGGAAAAAAAGGTAATAAAGCTATGGCTTGGATAGAACAAAATTTATTCAACCCTTTCAATTCTGGTATAGAAAATATCAATAAAGATAGAATGCAATTGATGAATAGATTTAAGGAATTAAAAAAAGAAATTAAATCTGTTCCTGCAAAAATATCTAAAAATATACCTAGTGGTAATGAAACATATGAAACAGCTATAAGAGTTTATATATGGGACACTCAAGGTATGGACATACCTGGATTAACCAATTCTGAAAGAATAGAAATGGTTAATTTAGTTAAAAATGATAAAGATTTATTAAAATTTGCTAATGAATTAATAGCATTAAATGGAGATGTTAAGTATATAAAACCAGGTGCATCCTGGGACGCGGGAACTATTACAACTGATTTAATGCAAAATTTAAATGAAGGAATAAGAGCTAAGCATTTACAAAAATGGCAGGATAATGTTGATGAAATATTTAGCGAAGAAAATTTTAATAAAATTGAAGCGGCTAAAGGTCCTGAATATGTTGATGTATTAAAAAGAACATTAGCAAGAATGAAATCTGGTAGAAATAGATTTAATTCAGGAAGTAAAGCTATAGATAATTTATTAGATTGGTTAAATAATTCTGTCGGTGTTATTATGTTTTTAAATACTAGATCAGCAGTACTACAAACCATATCTACTGTAAATTACATAAATTGGTCAGATAATAATCCTTTAAAAGCTGGTGTGGCATATGCTAATCAACCACAATATTGGAAAGATTTTACATACCTTTGGAATTCTGATTATTTAAAAGAAAGACGGGGTGGCTTACAAATAAATGTATCTGAATCAGAAATAGCAGATATGGCTAAAGAAAAAGGTGTAAAAGGGGCTATAAGTTATTTATTAAATAAAGGTTTTGTTTTAACAAGAATGGCAGATAGTTGGGCTATTGCAAATGGAGGAGCAACTTTTTATAGAAACAGAATTAGTTCTTATAAAAAACAAGGTTTATCCGAAAAAGAAGCCGAAGAAAAAGCGTTTTTAGACTTTAGAGAGTTAACTGAAGAAAGTCAACAATCATCTAGACCCGATAAAATATCAGAACAACAAGCCGGTGGTGCTGGGCGTGTAATATTGGCTTTTGCTAATACCCCAATGCAGTACACTAGATTAATGAAAAGAGCTTCTCAGGATTTATTAGCAGGTAGAGGTGACTGGAAAACTAATCTTTCTAAATTAACATATTATGGATTTATTCAAAACTTTATGTTTAATGCAATGCAACAAGCTTTATTTGTATTAGGATTTAGTGATGAGGAAGATGAAAAAACACAATTAAAATATACAAGTACTATTAATGGAATGTTAGATTCTGTATTAAGAGGAGCTGGTTATTATGGAGCTGGAGTAACAGTTATTAAAAACTATATTGCAGATTTAGTTAGAAGAAAAGAATTACCTCGGCCTAATTATAGAGATGCGGCGTGGAAACTATTAGATATTTCTCCACCATTAGACGCTAAAATTGATAAAATTTATCAAGCAGGTAAAATAGTTGATTACGAAATGGACAATATAAAATCACAACCATTTAATTTACAAAATCCAGCTGCAGAAGTTATAGGTAAAACAACAGCGGCATTAACTAATGTTCCGCTTGATAGAGCATTAAGATTATATAATAATACAAGATATGCACTAGTAAGTGATGCAGAATATTGGCAAAAAGTAGCTCTTGCATTAGGTTGGACAAAATGGCAACTTGGTATTGAAGATACTGATACAATAAAAACAATTAGACCAAGAAAGAAAAGAACAAAAACAATTAAACAAAAAACTATACAATAATTATGGCAAAAGATGCGTGTTATAAAAAAGTAAAAGCAAGGTATAAAGTGTTCCCGTCCGCGTATGCTAGTGGTGCAATCGCTAAGTGTAGAAAAGTTGGAGCAGCAAACTGGGGAAATAAATCAAAAAAATAAGTTAAACAATTAAAAATTAAAAATTATGCCACAAGGTAAAGGAACATACGGAACACAGGTAGGAAGACCTGCAAAGAAAATGGAAGGTAAAGATAAAGAAAACTTTAAACCACACATGATGTACTGTAAAGATGGTTCATCAAAAAAAGCTAAAACATATCAAGAGCATTTAAAACTTAAAAAGAAAGGTTGTGGGCATAAAAAACCTAAAAATGGCAAAAAGTAAAAGACCCTCGTGGAAAGACTCTGATGCCCCTGATGCTAACGGTAAGTTTAAAGAATTATCTTGCGGTGATTTAGCTAAATGGATGATAAAGACTAGAAAAAGCAATATGAAAAAAATTGTTGGTAGTTTGAATCAACAATATGTTTTTAATAGAAAAAAGAATCCTAGTTATGCTAAAAAAATGGTATGCGCTAGAAATAAAGCAAAAAAAATATTAAATGGCAGTAAAGAAAACTAAAAAAGGAGCAGCTCTTAAACGATGGTTTAAAGAAAGGTGGGTTGATGTAAGAACAGGAAAACCATGCGGTAGACGTAAAGGAGAAAAGCGTGGCACACCGTATTGCAGACCAAGTAAAAGAGTATCAAGTGAAACACCTAAAACTTCTGGCGAAATGTCCTCTTCAGAAAAAGCAAAAAAAATTAGAGAAAAAAAGAGATTAGGACAACCTGCGGGTAAACCAAGAAGAGTAAAAAGCGTTAAAAGACGTAAATAACAGGTAATTACATATATTATACAAACTTAACATTATGAAACAAATTTTAACTATCTTAGCGATATTAATATCATTTAATATTACTGCACAAGATGAAAACAAAAAAGGTAAATTTTTTAAATCTATTTATGATGAATTATTTAAATATGGTACTTTTTATGTAGCTGGTAATATTGATAACCCAAAAGAAGAACCTAAAGATTATTTTGTAAGAACTAATCCAGACGGTAATTTATATGCACCACCTATAGTTGTAGATGGAACAGATTATTATGATTACGATTATAGATATGGTTTTGGTATTCGTAAGATTGCTAGATTTGATTATGAAAGAAAAGCTAAAGATTATTATGATGGTACTGAATCTAACGTAGCTATGACAGCCCCTAACTCATCCGTTAAAGGTTTGGAATATGTATTTCATACAGAAAAAGAAAGATCCAGAGATGAGATATTTAAAAATCATAGATATTTTCTAAAACACAGTGGGAAATACCACATGGTGAAATTAGAAAGTAGGGCTCAAGGAAAAGTTGATTTCAAATATAAATCAGCAGAATTAAGAGCTAAGTTGCCTATTGGTAAAAAATTTAGTTTATCGGCGGGTGCAATGTATCGAACACATGAAAGACCCTATGGTTATAATCCTGTAGAAATATGGTTAAATGAAACCAATGAAGATGGCTGGGCTGTTAACCCTTGGTATTCGTTAGGCTTTTACTATGGATATGACGATATATATTACACATACGAAGATGAATACTCTGGAGAAACAGTATCTGATTGGTATTGGATAAATGAAGAAGGCGAAACAGTTGCTTATACGGATTTACAGTTTCGTGATACAGTTTTCGCTGACTTGATGAATCGTTATAATCACGAGGTTTGGGACACTATAGATGCGTTTGGTGTAGTATCACCTGTGGTTGGTTTTGATTTCTATCATTTTAAGTCAAATTTTTGGCTTCATGCTTATGGATCTTATCTACCACCATTTCATAATTATGTAAAAGGGGATGAAGCTTTTAGTTATTTCAATAGAAACAACTGGGGTCTCGGAGGATTAAGAGAGGATGCTGATAAAGAACAATGGGAAGACTTCCAAGCCGGTATAAACTTTGGATGGAAATTAAATAGATCAATAGGAATATTCTTTGAAGGTGAATATACTAAGTTCTGGGACAGTAGAATATATAATGGATCTGTAGGATTAAATATAACACTTAGATAAGATGGCAAAACAATTAGGTGAAGACACTAAAGTAACTTTAGATTTAAAAACAATAGGATTAATAATTGGTGGAGCTGTTTCTTTAGCTACATTATATTTTACATTACAATCAGATATAGCTAGAGCAATGGAATTACCTGCGCCAGTTATTGATAGAGTTGAATATGATTTGAAAGATGAATTAATTCGTCAAACAATTATGGACACTCAAGATGATGTAGAAGAAATAAAAGAAACTATTGATAAAATAGATCAAAGATTATACGAAATACAGCAAAGAAGATAGTATGAAATACTTAAATATAATTTTACTATTAATTACATTTAATACTTTTGGACAAGAGTTTATTACTGATAATAATTTTGATAGTAAAATAAATGAAAAGCAAGCGTTTGGTGATAATCAAACATTGCCAGTAATAGTTGAATTTTATGCGTCATTTAACGATGCTAATAAATTTGATGATTGGAGTAAATTAGAAAATGTTATATATTATAGGGCGGATATAGCTAATTGCCCAACAGCAAAGAAAAAATACAAAGTGCGAATGGCACCAACATTAATTATCTTTAAAGAAGGTATAAAAGAAATAGTATTTAAAGCAGGATTAGATTTAATGTTGCCTGCGGATTTAAATGAAATACAAGAATCTATTAACGAAGTTAACCAAGCTTCACAATTTTAAAATATGAGTGAGAAGAATACTTGTCCTTTTTGTGGCAATTACTGCGGGCTGTGCTAGCTCACAAGATATAGGGAAAGATAAATATTATCATTTTGCAGCAGGTGCAACAACTGCAACAGTTGCAAATGAAATGGAATTACCAAGAGTAGCTTCTGCTTTTGCAGCAGGGTTTGCTAAAGAAACTTATGACTATATACGTTATGGTGGTTTTGATGCTAAAGACTTGGTAGCCACTACATTAGGTGGTATAGTAGTAAATTATATAATTAAATTATTAAAAAAGAAAAAAAATGTGGAAATTAACAAAAAAGTATTTGAAGGACATATGGGTCCTTCTATGGAGCAAAACTGAAGTAGACGAAAAAGCTATAGCTACTTTAAAAGAAGTTCAAAAAAGATATAAACTTACAGCTCAAGAAATTGAAGATGTAGCTGCAGCAATGAAAGAAGTTGCAAATCAAATTGATGATATACCTAATGCTTTAAAAGGTAATGGTCGTAAAGGCAGAAAAACAAAGGTTAAAATGCCTAAACCTACAAATATGGGTAAAGGTGCCAAGAACCCAATAAATATGAAATAGTAAAAACTAAATAAATAATGAATATGTTTAAAGATAAAGAATTAAGAGGCTATATAGGAGCCGCTACAGTATTTTTACTTGTGATGGGATTATTATTATTTCTAGCATTTTTTGAAATACCAGACACTAATAATGATATATTTAAAGTAATTGTCGGTATGTTAGTTGGGTCGCTTTCAGTTGTAATTTATACTTTTATAGGCAAAAACCCAGAAGAGGTTGAAGCACTTAAAGCTAAAAATGATGCACTAGAAGATAAAGTATCTAGTATGGTTATTGAAAAAGATAAATTAGAAAAGTTATTAAGAGATCTTCAAACAGAAGTTATAGACAAATTATCTATAACAGGTGAGAAGTTTGAATTTAAAAAGACTAAGTAATGATAAGTGATCATATAAGCTATAAAGAAGGTGTGTATAGCATTACTGCTGATAGATTAGGTTTGGAAAATAAACCTAATGAGGAACAATTATCTAATATGAAAACAATAGCAGAAGAGGTTTTTGAACCATTAAGAAAATGGGTAAATGGACCTATAAAAATTAATTCTTTTTTTCGTTCTCCAGAATTAAATAAAGCTATCGGAGGATCTACTAAATCGCAACATTGTCACGGGCAAGCAATAGACATTGACGATACTTTTGGCAAAAGGAGTAATGCAGAAATGTTTACTTATGTAAAAGAGATGTTAGATTTTGATCAAATGATATGGGAATTTGGAGATGATAAAAACCCTAATTGGGTTCATATTAGTTATGTATCAAAAGATGAAAATAGAAATAGATGTTTGAAAGCCTATAAAGAAGGTGGAAAAACTAAATACATGGTAATATAATGTACGAATATAGAATAAAAATAGACCGTTGGGTTGATGGTGATACAGTAGATGTTGATATAGATTTAGGGTTTGATGTCGTATTGAAAAAACAACGTGTAAGATTACATGGAATAAATGCACCTGAATCTAGGACTAGAAATTTAGAAGAAAAAGAAAAAGGATTAGCGGCGAAAGAATATTGCAAAAACTTTTGTAAAGAAGGAGAAGCCGCTATTCTTAAAACAAAAACCTATGACGCCAGCGGTAAGTATGGTAGAATATTAGGTGAAATATGGTCAGCAGGAGAATATGCTGATAAATCATTAAACGAATACTTAATTGAAAAAGGACACGCTACTGAATATTTTGGCGGTAAAAGATAATAATATGGGATTTAGCTACAAAAAAAATATAGGAAAAGGTTATCAAATGAAACATGGCAATAGTGCATTTAAAATGTCAGTAGAGAATAGTGTAAATTCTAACTCAAATATTAGAGATGCTTCTGAATTATTAAAAGATCAACCAGGCTACAATCCTGAATTAGGGACAATTGTTATAGGGGGTACAGTGCCTGTTGGCCCAAAAATTACAAAAGTAATGAAAGTTGCTAAGGTTTTAGGAAATATGCTTACTAATAGCAATCCGCCAAATGAAATAGTAAAACCTCTTGACACTGAACGTATTGCTTCTTATAAATTTAACAATTAACCATCGCAGGCTAAACAATTCTCATCCATAGCTTGTTGAGCAATATCTCCTCTTAGTACAGACTCTGTACGAACATAATACAAAGTTTTAATACCTTTTTTCCACGCCTCTAAATGAACTTTATTAATCCATTTAGGTGTAGCTACAGAAGGAAATGCTAAATTTAAACTAACAGATTGGTCAATATATTGTTGACGTATACCTGCTTGGTTAACTAATTCTAGCTGATTAATTTCCTTGAAAGTTTTGAATATTTCTTTGACGGGTATGTCGTGACTTCCGTAGGTAATTTTGTCTAATGCTTTGATACCTTGGATTGACCCTCCGTCTTGAAGAATTTTGTTCCATATCTTTTCGTTATCTAATTTATGTTTTCTTAATATCTTTTTTAATGTAGGATTTTTTCTTATAAAGGTTCCTTTCGCAGACTGCTCAGTAAAAATATTAGCGGCCCAAGGCTCAATGCCAGGACTAACGTTCCCACTAAGCTTACTATTAGACACAGTAGGAGCAATAGCCCGCAAATGGGTGTTACGCATGCCAGTACCACGACACCATAACGGTTCACCATATGTTTCAGCCAACCCCCTACTCGCTCTTTCACTTTCAATTTTAATTTGTGAAAATATTCTACGAGTTTCAAACTGTGCGAGTAAACCTTCAAAAGGAATACCTTTGTTTTGTAAATAGGTATGCCAGCCAAGAACACCAAGTCCAAGAGCTCTACCCTTTTCAGCCGACCTAACAGCGTTTTCAAATCCATATCTGTATTTTGCTCTTTGTATAAATTCTTCAAGTACTCCATCCAAGAACCAAATCGCGTCATGAATGATGTTAGTATTTTTCCATTCTTCATATTTTGCCAAGTTTAATGATGATAAACAACATACAAAACTGTGTGACTCATCTGTGTGTAGTGTTATTTCACTACAAATATTAGTCATATGTACTTTTAAAGCGTTGTCTTTGTACGCTGTTGGATTTTGTTTGTTAGTGTTTCCTTTAAAAAGTATATAAGGTTCTCCAGTCGCTTTACGTTTTTGCAATAACTTACTCCATTTTTTTCTTGCGACTTTATCGCCTGCTTCAAGTCTTCGCATGAATTTATCGCCGACGACAGCGCATTGATGTAAGTTAAGCGATTGTCTGTTGATGTCTCCTTTAGGTTCTCTAATTTCGAGCCACTCTTCAAAATCATCGTGGTCAATATTAATATTAACGCTAGCTGCTCCTCTTCTAACGGATCCTTGATTTGTTGCAAGAATAGTTGAATCGTATATTTTACAGAAAGGCACCACTCCGTCGCTTGTTCCATTTCCAGTTATTTTTGCGCCAGCGGGTCTAATCATATTAATTCCGATACCTACTCCACCGCCGTGCTTAGCGAGTAACATCATCTCTAAATTCTTTTTACCAATATCTTGTATACTATCAGCAACATCAATTCCAAAACAACTAATAGGTAAACCTCTATCTATACCTGTATTAGAAAGCACTGGGGAAGCTAAACATAACCAACCTTTCCATATATATTCAAAAAAAGTTTCAGCTAATTCTGGGCGATATAAACGCTTAGCAACAGTTGTTGCAACACGTTCATAAGCATCTTTAGGTGACTCACCATTATATAAATAACCTCCTGTTATTGTTTTTTTATAAACATCTGTATCACCCCAAGCAGGATAATCAACTCCTTTTTTCCAATCTTTATTCCACATATTATTTTAAAAAATGATTAATCCAAGCTGCTAAACCATTAAGATTTAGAGCTACTAAATTCCATTGCTTACGTGATGATACTTGTACTATCACGCAAATAAAACCTATTATAAATAATATAGGTTCTAATGTCCATTGACCAGCCATCAAAAAAGCTGCACCCGCATATCCAACACGGGACGCAAACTTTTGATAGCTTGTTAATTTATTTGTATAGACTAGTAGTCTAAGTAGTTTTCTTTTTACCATATGTCTTCAAAATCTTCACCTTCATTAGCCTTGCTATAATCAGTTGGCCTGATTGCAAAAAAGTCGGTATGAGTGTGACCACCAGTAAGATGATAAAACCAGTTAAGATTATTTGCACAGCCTTCATCATAAGTAAAAACACCGTTATAACCCAGTTCATTAAGTTTTTCATTTAATCTTTTCTTTATAAAGTGTTTTAAATCTTTTGCTTTTAGGTTTTCAATATCACCCATTTCAAACATTTTATCAATATATTTCATTTCAGCATCATGCATTAAACTAGCTGCTTCTATTATATCTTTTTCAGCATCTTTTTTAAGTGTAGGCATTTCTTCACACATATGTCTAAATAATCTACAACCCATTTTACTATGCAACGATTCATCTCTTACAGACCATTTCATTTGTTGGCCTATTCCTTTGAGAAGGTTTCGTAGCTGAAAAGAATATAAAACAGCGAAAGCACTATATAAACTAACGCCCTCTGCAAAGGCGGAAAAGATTGCCAAGCTACGACCGATACCCACAGGATCATTACCGTCATAACCAACCAAATTATCAAATCTTTCTGCCGTAGCAGGTTCGTGTAAAAACGCTTCAAAGTCTTCCAATCCAAGTGTTTCATTTAAATAACTATAAGCTACAGCGTGTATTGTTTCTTGTGAGCCGAACATCATAGCCATTTGCTGTATCTCATGTTTTGGAAACCATGATACGACTTTTTGTGTCCAATAATCTGACACTGCACATTCAGTTTGTGCAAATCCTAATAAAATATTGCCTACTAAATGTTTTTCTTCTTTTGTTAATTTTTCATTCCAGTCTTTAACATCACCTGACATAGGTATTTCCGTGTGTAACCAAAACGCCTGAGCTTGTTTTAACCAGCCTTCTGTGTAGTACTCAGGATACTCAAAAGGTTTATAAGGTATTCTTTCATCAAATAATCCCATATTAATTGTAAGGTATTGTAAGTGCTAAATCCATAAAAGGAATGTATAACACATAAGTTAATTGATTTTGTTCTTCATAAGCTCTACAACCGAATAATATACCGGGATAAAATCCCACGGATAAACTCCAGTTCCATTTTTCTTTTTCCATATTATTATTTTTCAGTAAATACAGCGTATACTTTTACTTTACCTGAAGCAATTAATTCTTTACGCTCTTTTGTTTCTTCCTCTTTAACAGGATAATATTTAGGGTTATTACTGTTTAATTTTCTTTTTTTAGCCATAACATTTTATTGAGTATTTATTATGTATAAACATTAAGTCCTTCCACCTTAAACCTCCTCTAGATTTAATGCTCCATTTAATAAACGTGTCTATTTTACGTTCTTTATACTTTCTCCTGGCAATATGTTTGGAGTTTGAAGTATTTCTATTACTTTGTCGCATTCTTTTTGATTTTGTGGTTTAAATAATTTGTAGTTAGGAAATTGTTGCATAACTAATCTTTTAAATAATTTCCATCTCATTGGAAATGATTCGTTAGGTCTTCCTTTTGTTTCAATAATAAAGTCTTTACCAATAAAATCTGGTGTATATTTAATAGGCAATATTCTTTTTTCACCTCTATTCTTAAACTCGCCTTTACTATTTGATTGTCTTTCCCAACATTCATTTTCAAAATGAAATCCATTTAATAATACAAAGGTTTCACCTTCATAACTAGATTTAATATGTGCTTTTTTCAAAGCTTGATACATATATTTTTCTAACCCGGAAGCGAAGGTGATACCATCGTATGTTACTTTTTTTGAAACTACAGGACCTCTTTTTTTACTTTTTCTTTTATAGTTCCGTCTCATCGTAGTGTTCTATATTAGATATGTTTTTGTTAAATTCTTCTTCACTAATTAACTCTACTCTTTTTAACATACATTCTTCTATTTCATCACATAATACAAGTTTAGCTTTTTCAATATAATTAACAGCATCCATTAATTCTTCTTGTATATGTGTTAGCCAAGTTTCAAGTGACTGATCATCGTCTTGTAATGTAACGCCGTATTTTTTATAGCCTACATCTGAACGTGATTTAATCTTATTAATAACACGCTCAATTACTTTATCTCTGACTTTATTCATCTTTAACAAATGTTCCATTAATCATCTTTCCGGTTCTGTCAGCTATTTGATTATATGCTGATGCTATACAAGTTTCAATTCTAACGTTTCTTTGTTCTGCTAAATTAGTTAATACAACTACCATATCACCAATCGCATCAACAAATTCTGCTTGATCATCTTTGAGCATTGCTTTAGCTAATTCACCAGCTTCTTCTTGTAATTTAATATATTGAGTCCTGGCATCTCCATTTTCATATATACCTCTTACTTTAGCCCAATTCCTAATTGAATCAAATATACTTTGTTTAGATTCAATATAGTCTTGTAAAACTTCTAAGCTGTTAAAATTGCTAAATGCTTCCCATAAAGCTTTATTATATACATAGCTTCTTTCGCTATTAAATCTTGAGGTATGAGCATTGTCTTCAATCCATCTAGACATTTCTTCATCTAGTATAATTTTGCCAAACTCAGTTTCCCAAGTCATTCCTAAGCTATCCATTAATCTACCTTTAAGTTTATTAACGGGTACTGGGAATGTTGTGGTTTGTTCGGTTACGTTTATTTTCATTTTAAATAAATTTTTATAAAGTTTATTATCAATCTTATATCCATAAGACTGTTGAAGTTCTATCTCTTTATCTGATATATAATCTATATCATCTGACTGATCAAGAACTTCGTACTCTCCAGGCTTGTAGCCCTGCATTAGCGTAACCCTGTTATTAAGATTACGTGTTACACCAATTTTTTTACCAGGTATATGATAAATATAATACATTATTTTCCAACGTTTAGTTTTGCCTTTATTGGAGGCAAAGAATTATAATTAATTATTTTAAATTGTTTTTTATTTGGTATCTTTAATCCAGGATCACTTCTGTGACCACCTTCATATATAATACCATCACCAGTTATTTTCAATTTAGGTAATTCAATATTGCTTACATCTCTGTATACATATTCTTCTGCAGCCTCAATATGATTAAGATATAAATGGCAATCACCAAGTTGTGCAATAAGCTTACCTGGTTTATATTCTGTATTGTGACATAACAATTCAAGTAATATACCATACATTGCAATATCATAAGGTAAACCTAAGAATACATCTGCAGAACGTTGAATCCATATTAAATCCATTTTACCATTATTTATATTAACTTGTAAACCATAATGGCATGGTGGTAATACCATATTCTTTAATTTATCTGCTCTCCAAGCATTTATAATATGTCTTCTTGATGATGGATTAACACTAATATTATATATTAAGTTCATAAGTTGGTCATAGCCATTAAAGTCACGCCATTGTGCACCATAAACTGGGCCAAGCTTTCCGTCTTTACGACCAGACCTTGCATAATCATCATCCCAATAGTGAACCCCATTCTCATGTAAATAACCTAAGTCTGTTCTACCTTGTAGTATCCATAACAGTTCGGTAATAGCATGATTAAAATATATCTTCTTTCCAACTAATAAAGGAAAGCCTATAGACATATCATGCTCTAATTGTCTACCAAATAATGATTTAGTACCAACTCCGGTTCTATCTTCTTTTGTAGGGGCATGCAATAAACTTGCCATTAAAGCTCTATATTGATTTTCTATATTTGTCATAATAATATTTACACATTCTATAATATTCAGACCATATTGTATGTTTATCATAAATAGATGGCGATATATTTCCTCTCTCGCCTTTTTTATATGGTCCCATTCTAATTTCTATTTTCCAAGCCTGA